AGTAAGATGATGTTCGTAGTTGATGCTGGCAACGGCAGATGTATCACTCACGATGGATACATTCAACTCGGTAGTTTCTCTCATAGTGTAGAGAAGCATCTTGAATTGTGTCCCGAACAAGAATGGCAGGTAACATACTGGATGCCTGATCCATTCTATATGAGATACCCACGACCAAACTATCAACACACTATGAAGGCGAATGAAGGTTCTCCTAAGACTGATAATGCTACTGATAGTCGTCCTAGAGACTTCCCAGATCAAGCAACAAATAGATTGGAGAGAACACTATGAAGATGTGGGAAACCCAATGCGTTAGTTGTGGCAACATGATTCCAGCGAATCAGTGTCCTCAAGTTGGATGCTACGATCCATCGGAGAAAAAATATAAAAATTCACTATGTAAACCCTGTTGGTTATTAAAAAAATTATGGAAGTAATTGTAGAAGGAAAAGTAAAAACAGTATATCAAGGTGACGATGCTGATCGTGTCATCATTGAGTACCATGATAAGGTAACTGCTGGTAATGGTGAGAAAGAAGATCATCCACTAGGTAAAGGTTCTCTTTGTTGCAGTATCTCATCTCTTATCTTTGAGAAACTTTCTAAAGAACTTATTCCCAATCACTACATCAATATGGTTGGTGCAAATAAGATGATTTGTAAAAAGGTAGATATTGTTCCCTTGGAAGTTATTTGTAGGAATCGTGCTGCTGGATCTATTGTTCGTGAGACAACTTTGGTAGAGGGTGCTCCACTTCCACAACCGATTGTTGAGTTCTTTCTGAAGGATGATAGCAAGCACGATCCTCTCCTGACAAGAGATCGTGTGCGTCTGATGGGATATAATCCCGATCCTTTTGTTGAGATGACACTACGAGTTAATGACTATCTCCGACAGATGTTTTATATCATGGGTATTGATCTTGTAGATTTTAAAGTTGAGTATGGATATGATGCTCATGGTGATTTGTATCTTGCCGATGAGATTAGTCCTGACAGTATGAGACTGTGGAAGATTGGTAGTAACGAAAGATTCGACAAGGATCTATTCAGAAACGATGAAGGTGATATTGTACCTGCCTATCGTGAAATCCTTGACCGACTACAACCACTGGCAGTCCAATGAAAAAATCATCACAAAATCTTATAGGTGCAGGTATAATTCTCCTTGCAGTACCTTTGATACTTATGTTGGCATGGAATGCTGTCATACCAAGTATTTTTGGATTACCAACTTTGGGATACTGGTCTGCAATGGGATTGTATGTAGTTTGCAGTTTATTATTTAAATAATGAAACACGAAATCCCTGAGGAGATTAAGAAGAATGGATTTGCTTGCTTTGGTAGTTTGAATCAAGCAGAGAGAGCAGTTGTTCTACTCGGTGACGAAGCATATCGTGAGTCACTAGACCTTGACAACGATGATGCTCCCTGTTGGCAGATACCAAGTGGAGAACATTCAACTTTTGCTGGATGGAATCCCCAGTGTGTCCCCACCATGGAGTACATTGTATGGAAACTAAAACGACTTGACGGTATTATTACGGGAGAAATCATTGGATAAGTTATCAAAAGAAGAAATGCGGGCTAAGATCAAAGAGTTCTCTGCACTCCTTAGGAGTCAAAGAGAACACTGGGACAAAGAAGATCAAATTGGATTCACATATTCTTGTGATCTAATCTCACAATCACTCATTACATTATACATTCGCTTAGGTAGAGACTAATGGACTACAAAACTTCTGGTGTTAACATTCAAAAGGGTAGATCTTTTGTAGAATGGATGAAGGTGATGGCACCTAGCATTGGTGGGTTCAGTGGAATGATGGAAGTTCCATCAGGATATGAGAAACCTGTGTTGGTATCTGGTGCCGATGGTGTCGGAACTAAAATTAATATTTGTAGAATTGCTCGTGATTACACCACTATTGGTCAGGACCTTGTTGCTATGTGCGTCAATGACGTTATATGTTCTGGTGCTAAACCATTATATTTTCTAGATTATATCTCTGCCAAATCAATCGATAATAATGTCAGTGAGATTGCATATGGAATTGTTACTGGGTGCGGACTTGCTGGAATGGATCTATTAGGTGGTGAAACTGCAGAACATTACAGAGCAACTGACTATGACCTTGCTGGTTTCTGCACTGGTGTTGTAGAGAAGAATGAGATTGTTGATGGTCAGAATATTAGAGAAGGTGATGTAGTCATTGGTATTGAGAGTAGTGGTCTTCATAGTAATGGATACACTCTTGTCAATGATATGCTCTGGAGAAACTATATTAAATACAAAGAGATGCCTGAGTTGCTAACACCAACCACCATCTATGCCCCTCTCATTCAGCACCTGTTAGACGAAGTTCCTATCCTAGGCATGGCACACATCACAGGTGGAGGACTGCCTGAGAACCTTCCTAGGTGCCTTCCAGCAGGTCTTACAGTTGATGTTGATTACTCTGCTTGGGAACGACCAGAGATCTTCAACAAACTCCAGAAGGCAGGAGATATTGCTGAGGAGGAGATGCGTAATGTATTCAATCTTGGTATTGGATTCTGTTTAGTTGTACCACAAGAAGTGGTAGAACGTACTCAAGAGTTAATTACCGATACCCCACATGGTATGCGGTCTTGGATTATTGGAGAAGTAAAATGAAGTTTAAAGCACTAGTATTCATCCGACTACGATCACAGGTTGATGACTCTCCTGGCAATGCTGTGAGAGATGGTAGCAAACGATTGTCTGAGTTAGATATCAAGAAACTTAGACTTGGTAAGGTGATAGATATTTGGTTGGAAGCACCCACCAGAGAGTATGCCGAGAAAGAAATCGAAATGCTTTCTGATCGTTTCTACGCGAATACAGTCATGGAAGACTGGAATTATGAATTGACTGAGATTGAAGAGTTCCCTAAAGGTATTGAGTAATGGATGGATTTAACACACCAGGATCTAATAAGTCTTGGATGGATGACGGATTTAAAAAGTTTGTCACTCAATTACAACTAGATAATGTTGTGAATATATTGGATGCTGATGTAAAACGCTGTCGTGTTTACAATAGTGACAATCGTGATGAAGTGTATCATCAAATTACTATCACCTACAAGGAGAAAAAATGAAGGCAATCATTTATAGCAATCAGTGCATCGAATGTGAAAGAGCAAAATCACTTTTGGAAGCATGCTCTTTTGACGAAGTGATTACATACTATGTTGATAAGGATTTTACTAACACTCAATTTCAAGACGAGTTTGGATGTGGTGCGTCATACCCTCAGATCTCTATTGGAATTCAACATGTAGGTAGTTTGAAAGATGCTCTGCACTACCTTCACGATCAGGGAATGTACTAAATAACTATACCCACATTTATATTATGATAACCGATATTCAATTTGAGGATTTCATAGGTGTTTTTGATACTGAATTCAATCCTGCTGATTTTATTAACTACTTTGATAACTGTAAGGATTGCAATGTTGCTTTTAACCGAGGTGGTTTCGTCCAAAACGGAAAGAAGTTAGCAGACAGTAGAAAAGATTCCTGTCTTCCAATTGATTATTTTATGGATGAATCTAATGCTCCACCTGAAATGGAGTCTTTCATGGTTGATAAAAATTTGAATTCTATGTATTTGAAAAGATACAATCAAGTTTTGAATCAAGCGATGAACGAGTATGCAGCAAAGTATGAACGTCTAACATCGTATCAATTGCAATCTGCATATTTAAATATCCAGAAGACTTCTAAAACTGGAGGATATCATTATTGGCATTGCGAAGATTCTAGTCAGGGATCTACCAGAAGAGTTCTGGCGCATATGATGTATCTGAACGATGTACAGGAAGGAGGAGAAACCGAATTCTTATATCTCTCTAGAAGATACAAACCAATCAAAGGAAGACTATTGATTTGGCCAGGCGGATTTACTCACACACATAGAGGCAACCCTCCTCTCAGCGGTGATAAGTATGTCGCAACTGGTTGGGTAGAAAACGTCAAACTCTAAGGAAATGGCAAACTGGTATCAAGACCAACTAACAAATAAAAATTACCTTTCCCCTATCGGATTTGTTTTCATTCTCGATAAGGCACCAAAGGCATCATTTTTATGTCAGAAGGCAGAGATTCCCACAATGAGTTTGGGCGAAGTTAGTATTCCCACTCGTGGTTCAGTACCGATTCCTATTGAGGGAAACATGAGGTATGGTGATCTTACCATCACATTCATTGTGGATGAAGATCTTAGAAACTATATGGAACTGCACAACTGGATGAGGGCATTGGGTACTCCTCAAAATTTAACAGAGAGACAAACATGGAGAGACTTGCGTCGTTTTGATCCGACTCAGGATCCTAAGTATTCAGATGCGACTCTACAAATTCTCAACAATAATAACAATGTCAATTTTGATGTAGTATTTAAAAGTTTGTTCCCTTCAGAATTAACTACTCTATCCTTTGATGTAACAGGAGCTGATAATGATTATTTTACAGCAACATGTACGTTCAAATATACAATCTTTGAAGTAAGAAATAACAACAGTCAGACAAAACGATGATAGAATGGAAACAGTATATACTAGATAATTGGGTTCTTGATCCGAAAGAAAGAAAACTTCTGCAGGATGGACCTAAGAGTTTAGCACAAGCATGGCATTTGCAAGCACTTAAGTATCGTTATGAATCTAGAAACACTACAAGATCTTTGGAAAAAAGATAGTAAGATCGACAACGATCTCTACTGCGAAGAATCTACAAAGATCCCACAACTTCATATGAGATATATGGAGTTTTTTAATTCCTTCTCACTGATGAAGAAAGAACGTGAGTTGGAAATGCGTCAAACCGTAAAAGAAAAATGGTTATACTACAAAGGTAAAGCACCTGCTTTGAAGTATAAGGAGATGCCTTTTGATTTGAAGTTAACTACTAAAGAAGAGATCTATATGTTTATTGATGCCGATGATGATGTCATTAAACTACAGTTTAAAATAGACTACATAGAAACAGTTCTAGCATTTTTAGAGGGGGTGTTGAGGCAAATCAACAACCGTAATTTTCAAATTAAAAATGCAATTGAATGGGAGAAATTTAAAAGTGGTTTCTAATGAATTATGGACTATATTATAAAGAGGTTGAATTCAATCGACAAGCAATAAAAGTTGTAAGGAATGCAATCTCTGGTGATTTAAATTGGGACAAGGGACAGTTACATAGTAGTCGAAGATCTACAAGAAGTTCAGAAGTAGCATGGTTGGGAGATAAGGATCTTCTGGTCATGCTTTTGCGTATGGTTAAATCTGTCAATAGATCTTCGCATTGGAATTTAAATATTGCTGGCATCGAACCCGTACAGTTTGGTGTCTATGGTGAGGGCGATTTTTACGACTGGCATGTGGATCAACATCCAAAACCTGTCAGGGGAATGGTGAGAAAAATTAGTATGACTCTTTTCTTAAATGATGATTACGAGGGAGGGGAATTTGATTTAGAGATATATAGACCAGATGCAGATCCAAGGTATAAAACTTTTAAGTTAAACCCTTGGTCTGCAATTTTTTTCCAAGGTGATCAATGGCATAGGGTTCGCCCTATTACTTCTGGATCTCGTAAGTCAATTGTAGCATGGTTTTATGGACCTCCTTATTCGTAAGAAGAACGAAGTTTATTTAAAAATTGAAGCAGAACCTCATATCAATTATGAGTTGGCAGATTTCTTCACCTTTGAAGTTGAGTCTGCGAAGTATATGCAGAAGCAACGCCGTTGGAAAGGGTGGGATGGTAAGATCCGTCTTTACTCACCAGGTACAGGAGAGATCTATTGTGGTCTTATAGATTACTTAATGGACTGGGCAGAGAAAAAAGGATATGAATATAAGATGGAGGAGTCTAAGTATTTTGGACATCCATTAAGTGAGAATGGGATGATTACTCCCAAGTCGGTTGTAGGGTTTGTAAAATCATTACACCTACCTCCTAGTTTGAAGGTAAGAGATTATCAATATAAAGCAATATACGAGGCACTAAAATATAATAGAAGGTTGCTGCTGTCACCTACAGCTTCTGGAAAGTCTCTGATGATTTATGCATTAGTTAGATTTCACACTAATGTTAACAGAAATGTTTTAATCATTGTTCCAACAACTTCTCTTGTCGAGCAGATGTATAAAGACTTTGAAGAATATGGATGGATGGCGACCAAAGACTGCCACAAAATATATGCGGGGCAGGAAAAATATACGGATCATAGCGTGGTAATTACCACTTGGCAATCGATCTATAAGGAACCTAGAAAATGGTTTGATAGGTTCGACGTAGTTATCGGGGATGAGGCGCACCAATTCAAAGCTAAGTCTTTGACTACGTTGATGTCTAAACTGCATGAGTGCAAATATCGTATTGGATTTACAGGAACTCTTGATGGTGCAAACGTCAATCAACTTGTGCTAGAAGGATTGTTCGGACGTTGCTCACAAGTAACACGGACTGCACAATTAATGCAGGAAGGACATGTTGCTAAACTGAAGGTGAAGATTGTTTTAATAAAACATGAGGAGAAACTGTTTGAAGGTTATCAAGATGAGATCGCATACCTTGTAGAGCATGAGGGTAGGAATAAATTTATTCGCAATCTTGCTTGTGATCTAGAAGGGAACACCTT